TACTACGGTAAAGAAGAACTTGAATCAAACTATGATTACAACGACACAACCGGCAAGGCATACTATGCTCATGTTGGTTATGTCAATAGAAAGTGGCATGACCAATTAAGTTATTACACTGTTGAACAGTTAGAAGAAGATGGCTACTTTGACGAATGACGTCAATGTATGGCCATCCGGCTTACACCAGGTACCCACATTTGAAACCAGGACCAACTGATGTTACCTATTCCAAGTGGACCAAAGTCTTTGCTTGGCGACCCAGAAAAACAGTTGGTGGCGAAACAGTATGGCTAAAATATCTATACAAGAGGGAAAGAACAGTACAGTGGACACCTCCACAATTCCCAGAAGGGTCATTTGATCGTACTGAATATGAAACAATCGAAAACGTTATTATAAGGAAACTATCCGGTGAGAATTGAACGTGATGTAAAATTAGATTATGCTGATGTGCTGTTTAGGCCTAAACGTAGTACAATGGGCAGTCGCAAAGAAGTAGACTTGCACAGATCGTACACATTTAGAAACAGTGGTAAAACATACAGTGGTGTGCCAATTATGGCCGCTAACATGGACGGTGTTGGTACTTTTGATATGGCATTACCACTTGCAAAGAAAGGCATGTTTACTTGTCTTGCAAAAAGTTATGACCCAGCAGACATTTGGGACTGGCTCAGTAACAATCCACACAAAGATGATCTAACAAAAACTATTGCTGTTAGCACTGGCATCACAGACATTGATTTAGAACGTGTAACAAAAACTATAAAACTTTGTAGAAGTCTTGAATATGTTTGCATTGATGTAGCAAATGGGTATTCAGAAAGATTTATTGACTTTGTAAAAAGATTTAGGGAACAAAATCCAGGTATTACAATTATTGCAGGAAATGTTGTAACACCAGATATCACAGAGGAATTGATTTTAAATGGGGCGGATATTGTTAAAGTGGGCATTGGACCTGGCAGTGTATGTACCACAAGGATTAAGACGGGTGTTGGTTATCCTCAGTTGTCTGCTGTTATTGAGTGTGCTGATGCGGCTCATGGTTTGGGCGGACATATTATTGCTGACGGAGGTTGCACATGCTCTGGCGATGTGGCAAAGGCTTTTGGAGCCGGCGCAGACTTTGTGATGCTGGGTGGCATGTTAGCAGGACACGACGAAGGTGGTGGTGATGTTATCACTAAATATTATTACACTGATGAGAAAAATACTGGTGCGGCAAGTGGTAGCAGACACACTATAGAAAAAAGTTTTGTAGAATTTTATGGTATGAGTTCTACATCAGCACAGGAGAAGCATGGTGGTACTAAAGATTATAGAGCAAGTGAAGGCAGAGTTGTCACGGTCCCTTACAGAGGGCCTATTGATGCCACAGTACGAGACATTTTGGGTGGTATCAGGAGTACTTGTACTTATGTTGGCGCAAAATCTCTAAAACAACTAAGCAAATGCACAACGTTTGTGCAAGTAAATAATGCTAAACAGTATAATACAACATATGAAAGCACCACTGTAGGGCAATAGCGGACCAATTTACTTTAATTTTATTAAAACATATTATAAATAACGTATATGATAAAACAAGAAATACTTAGATTAAACAGGAACCCTGAGTTAAGTCCATGGTTCCAAGATCAACTTGAACAACAAATCGCATTTGGTTTGTATCATAATGACATTGCTACACTCAAAAGTAGATTAGTATCTGGCTTATCCAAATACAAAATGCAATATGGTATTGACGAGATTGTTGTTGGTATCAGTGGTGGTATTGATAGTGCTGTAACAGCCGCACTATTTAAACAAGCAGGGTGGAATGTAACTGGTGTACTAATGCCTATACATCAAAACCCAGAAGAAACTGCCCGAGGCAAAGAATTATGTGAAGCATTAGGCATTGATTCTTTGGAAAAAGATTTAACAGAAGTTTTTGATTTTGTTAGTGCAAATATCACTGACGATGATAAAATTAGACAAGGTAACATCAGAGCAAGACTGAGAATGATTACCTTATACGATTTAGCAAGTGCTAAAGGTGGATGTGTGGCAAGCACAGATAACTTTAGTGAACTTGCCGCAGGGTTTTGGACATTGCATGGTGATGTTGGTGACGTCTCACCTATCCAAGCATTGTCTAAGAGCTGGGAAGTTCCTGCATTAGCAGAAGCTCTCGGTGTACCACAATCAATTGTGGAGGCGGTACCTACAGACGGTTTAGGTATTGCCAATGGTGACGAAGACCAATTTGGTTTTAGTTACTTGGAGTTTGATCTTGCCCTTTTCAAATTAATGAGAGGTGGCATTGATCTTGACACACTAACAGAGGAAGATAAAAAGATTGTTCAGGCTGTCGCTGACAGAGTGAGGAGTACTACTTACAAACGAGCAAATCCTTTTAATCTAACTCACCCGCTCGATGCCTCACGTTATGAGGATCTCGAGCAATTAGATATCTATTTAAGGAGTTAACTCATGGAAATTATTCTAATTGCAGTTGCCCTTGTTATTGGTGGTGCTTTTTGGTACTTCAACAAAGATAAAGGCTTGGATGTCAATAATGACGGAAAAGTTGACTTTGGTGATTTCAAAGAAGCCGCTGAAAATGTAGAGAAAGGCGTTAAGGAAGAAATTAAAAAACTTCCTACACCTGCTAAACTCAAGCAATTAACAAAGGCAAAACTTGAAGAGCTTGGTCGTGAATTCGGCGTTGAACTCGATAAGAGAAAAAACAAAGATGCTATGATTGCAGATCTCAAGAAAGAAGTTAAAGCACAACAAAAGTAATAACTTTTAAGATCTTAAAAGAGGGCATTTTGCCCTCTTTTTTTAACTGATGTTTTAATTATCGATAAATACTCGTGGAAGATAAAAGCACTTCTCTTCCACAACAATGTATTTGATGACGCCTCCCATTAGGTAACCGACTGCGGTAATAATGAGGGTCAACAAAAGTTAAGGAACTTTTAATACACTGAGCTGTGCTCGTGAGAGGCAGTGAACGAAGTTGCAAAAGAAAACTTTTGGACTGGAGAAACACAATGACTACCTTGATCAAAGAGGCTGGTCTTAATCTCATCGAATCCACAAAAGCATTGGCAGAAAAACTCTGTTCTGACGGATCCTTCTGCGATGATGTATTGACTTCTGCATTAGCGGTAACAATTTTTGGAATCATGTGGTTAAGTTTAGCACAACTAACATAAAAGACAACCGAGGCTCACTAACGTGGGCCTCTCTTTTATCACCCCTATAAATACATGCATGTTGGACATATTAGAAAAGTACAATCGTGCTGTTACTAAATTTAAAACAAAAGAAGAATTTAATAATTGGATGATTACATTGGGTAAGTCTCTTGACACACCAGACCCAAGACAGATCAGACACAGAGAAAATTTTGTTAAGGGTTGCCAAAACAATGCATGGCTTTGTATATTAAATAACAAACTTTCTTTTGATAGCACATCAGAATACACAAAAGGCATGGGTAAAATTTTACTCGATGTGTATAGCAGTGCCGAAGACCCAACCAAAATTAATTTTATAGATTTTAGATACATTACCCAAGGGTTGTCAAGAGAGGAGATATCAGGATTTTCAAAAATGATATCTAAAATTCACTCATTGACAAAAGAACAAAATAGTGTATAATAAATATTTTTAGAGGATAAACAATGAATTTTGTACCGTATGTAATTGAAAAAACTTCTGCTGGTGAACGCAGTTATGATATCTACAGCAGATTATTAAAAGAACGAATTGTATTTTTAAATGGCGAAGTAAATGACGCAGTGTCAAATAGTATCTGTGCTCAGTTTCTTTTCCTTGAAGCAGAAGACCCTGATGCTGACATTAACTTTTATATCAACTCACCTGGGGGCGTAGTAACAGCAGGTATGGCAATGTATGACACAATGCAATACATCAAACCAGAAGTATCAACTATTGTAATGGGACAAGCGGCCAGTATGGGTTCATTCCTTGCTAACGCAGGTGCACCAGGTAAACGTTT